ACTGATCAAGAACAGTTTATGTTGCTAGAACACATAGCATCACAAGTAGAAAATATTCAAAAAGAAATGGAAACTATGAGAAACAACAATGTCAATATTAATTATGCTATGAAAGATATTGAAAAAATTAAAGAAAATTTAGAATCGCTTAAAGATAAAGTTAGAGCTAATGGGAATCATTAATGGAACAGATGGTTATAGCTTTATTACTCCTGGTCAATAACGAAATTAAAGAAGCAAGATTACAACCAGATTTAAGCACCTGTTTATCTGGTAAAAGAAAAGCTACAAGACAGGTATCTAATAACATTGAATACAGATGTATTAAAACAAAAGCAGAATTAGAAAAAAATATAGATGGCTCATTCTCAATTAAGAAACTGATTGTAGAATGATTGATAGATTATTAGGGAATATATTTGGATGGTTTGATAAACTTAATGAAAAGTTAAATGAAGTATTAACTTTTGATTATCCAAAACCAAAACCAAGAAGAAAAAAAAAGTGTAAAGATTGTCATTGTCAATGTCATTGTAAAGCAGAGTTTCATCTGCATCATTGGGATGGTGATGTTTGTACTTGTGAGGAATGTATATGTACGAAGAAGTCAAAGAAGAAATAAAAGCCTGTGAGGGTTATGTAAATAAAATTTACAAATGCACAGAGGGATTTGATACCATCTTTTATGGTCATAAGATTACACCTGAAGATGATTATGAACATGGAATAGAATATACAAAAGCAGAGGGTGAAGCTGTTTTTGAAAAAGATTTTCAAAGAACATTAGATGCAGCAGAAAGATTAATTGCTGACAGACCAATTAATAATACAGCTAAAGAAGTTATTATTAACATGGTGTACCAAATCGGTGAGGGTGGTGTTGGCAAATTTAAGAATATGTTTAAGGCTCTTGATAATGAAGATTATGGGGAAGCTGCTTTCCAAATGCTAGACTCTTTATGGGCAAAGCAAACACCTAACAGAGCAAATAAACTTTCTAAAAAAATGCAGTCAGCAAAATTATAGGAGAACATTATGTGGTTAAGTGCAGTCAAACTAGCTTTAAATGCTGGTACTCATATCTATAAAAAAAGACAAGAAACTAAAATGGCTATGGCAGATGCTCAACATATGGCAGCTACCAAAATGGCTAAAGGTGAAACTGAATATCAAGGCAAACTTTTAGAAGCTAGACAGAATGATTACAAAGATGAATTTTGTCTTTTGATTTTAAGTTTCCCAATTATAATTTTGGCTTGGGCAGTATGGTCAGATGATCCAGCAGCTATGGACAAAGTAAATATTTTCTTTGAACATTTTGCAGCACTTCCATCATGGTTCACTAATCTCTGGATTTTAGTAGTGGCTAGTATTTTTGGAATTAAAGGCACTCAAGTATTTAGGAACAATAAAAAATAATTGATGTCAGAAAATTCAGAACTGATTAACGAATATAAAGAACAAGTTCGTATCCTCAAGCAGGAAGTAGCTGAACTGCAAGACGCAGGTAAATCTAAAGATAGTGCTAACAAAAGATGTCTACAAAAATTAGAACATTCAGCACAAGATTTAGAAGATGCTAATAAAAAAATTACAAGTTTAGAAGATGAACTTCATAAAATTAAAAAGAAAGACGATTAATGGAATTTGTATTAAATTTAATAATGTGTTCTGCTGTAGCAAACACTTGCTTGCCACCTTACAAATATCCTGATTTATTTGTTGATGGTTACTCTTGTATGATAGCTGGAAATACAGAGTCAATTCTTAAACTAGAAGAAATAGGTTATGAGGATGTAAATAAAAATAAAATTTTTATTAAGTTTATATGTAATGAAAAAGTTATTGTACCACCACCAAAACCAAAGGTTAAAGCATAATGGCAGAGTATCAAGGTAGAAAAGTTACACTCAATAAACCATTTAGATTACCAGCAGGTAAATCAAAAAAGAGTGGTGTGTATGTTCGTAATAAAAAAACAGGTAAGGTTAATAAAGTTACTTTTGGAGATCCTAATATGAAGATCCGAAAGAACAATCCTAAAGCTAGAAAAAGTTATCTTGCAAGATCAGGTGGGATTAAAACTAAAGGACAAAAAACTTTATCAGCAAATTATTGGTCAAGAAAAGCCTGGAGATAGATGGCAAAAAAACTTTGGAAAAAACCAAGTGTTATAGTTATTAACATTGGCAAGTGTAAATATTGCCAAGCCGAAATGGTAAATACAGAATCTTTCGTAGCTTTCTATGGTGGGGAAAAAGCACATTACGATTGTATGAAAAAAGATGATTTCAAAAAACTAATAGAAAAGGAAAAACAATGGCAAAAAGAAAAGGATTGTACGCAAACATCCATGCAAAAAGAAAAAGAATCAAAGCTGGTTCAGGTGAACGAATGAGAAAAGTAGGAGCTAAAGGTGCGCCAACATCAGCAAATTTTAAAAAGGCAGCAAAGACTGCAAAGAAAAGAAAAAGAAAATAACAGAATAGGTTTGGTCTTTTTAGATCAGATGTGAGTCATTTGACTTGCAGGGATAGTGGTGGGTAAAAAAATTTAAATGGTATAAAGTTTATATTGTGTTATCATTTGCTTAACATAGAGTTAATGTTTATGTGTAATAACAAATATAAAAATTATATCGACAATATATTTTTTTTTAAAAGTTCAAGTATAGTTAGTTTATTTAGGGGGTTTAATTGATTACAAATCAATTGCTCTACCAATTGAGCTACAGGGGCATTTTAAAAAACCTTATATACATAGCCGAATTGGATCGCAAGATTCTTTTCGGCTCTTTTTTTGTATCTGTATTATTCAGTTTTATAAGGAAAAATAAATTTTTTCCTCAAAATATATACCGAATCTATACCGATCAATTGCATATTTTTTTTATATTCCAGGTAGCTATGTGTAAAATGACTGATAAATATAGTCAAATGACTGTTGATAAGCTACTTAACATCAGCTATAACCTATGTATAAGTTAATGATAACTAATATAGAGGAGAGAATAATGACTACAAAAACAATTACTGTTAAGCATATACTTAATGAAACAGTAGAAAAAAAAACCTTTTCTTGTTTAGAAGAAGTACAAGCTTATGTTTATACTTTACTAGATCAGAAAGATTTGTTTGTACCATCAAAAATTCATGGAGTTTATGAAACTGCTGATTGGATATGGACATCAAAACCTGGAAGTGCTTTCAACACAAGTTTGTTACAATTTTATTTTTTTTCAAATGATGAAAAAGAAAAACTTCCAGTTGATGAGCTAGAAGAATGTCAAAAAGAAAATGAGTTAAACTATTATGGGGGTAGAGCATAATGATAAAAGCAATACATAGTGCAAACCCTGATAAACCTTTAATTGTTAAAGCATTTAAAGATAAGTTTAGTGCTACAAAAGTAACATCAGTAAAATACAATTCAAATAGAAATACTTTCTTTGCAACTTGTTTTAGAAGATTTGAAAAGCTTGGTTTAAAAGAAATGAACGCAATTGAAATAGAGGGAGTAAATACTAATGTCTAAAGAAAAACTAGAGTACAATAATATATCATCAGTTAAAATTAATGGTAAGACCAAGTATCGTTTTCAATATAAGGGTGCTGACAATAAGATTAAGTTTATCACCAATAAAAATCTAAAGACTCTAAAACCTTTAGTGGTTAAGAAGATTGAAAAAGATGGTTTCAAAATTATTGATTTTAACTTTTGGGGTATAGAGGATGCACATAAGTTGTGGCTTAATCGTCAGATTTATAAAGAAACAGTATATGGCAAACCATCTAAAAGCTGTATTAAAGATTATAATTCTATGGCTACCTATCATGTTTTGCCTTACTTTAAAAACCAAGACATTAGATTAATTGACAAGGATTTAATCAAAGATTTTGTTACACATTTAGAAAATAAAAAATCTATTAATGCAAAAACATTATCTAAAATTTTTAATGTTTTAAGTGCTATCCTGGACTATTCAGCTTCTCAAGATAAAATTCAAAGAAATGTTTGTAAGGATATGAATTTTTTATCTGACATTGTTGTAGTTGAAAAGCAGCAACCTAAATTAGATTTTAATGATTGGACTTTAGAAAAAGTTCAGCAGCTCATTAATCATGTAGAAAGAGATGATATGAAATTAATGTTTCATATTATGTTGCAGACTGCTTGTAGACCAAGTGAGATCAGAGGTTTAAATAAATCTAATTTAAAATTTAAATCTAATGTTCCCTACATAAGTATAACTAATGCAGTTAAAAGAGATCAATCTTTAGGTGCAACTAAAACTAAATCAGGTACTAGAGATTTGGCAATATCTATTAGTCTTAAAGATAAAATACTTGAACATCTAAATAGATTACCAGAAACTCAAACTAATTTGTTTCTTAATAGCAAGGGCAAATTTATGCGTTTAGAAACGATTATAAGGGCGCTAGACAGGGCAATAAAGAGTTTTGGGGTAGAACTACCCATAGAAAGAAAAAGCTATTTTTTTAGGCACTATATGGCTACCTACTGGTCATTCAAAAAGAAGTACACAGATCCTCAAGACCTGGCAAATGCTTTAGGTGATAAGGATGTAAATTTTGTGAACAGAACTTACATTAAACCTTATGCTAATACTGAAATGGAAAAAGAAAAAAGCGATTGGTTAAACAATCAGTTTAAGGATTAACATGACAATTAAAAATAATTTATATGTTTATAGAGTCAGACATGGAAGTAAAAGAATAAGAAAATATAAACTTGGTAAATTTATAGCAAATGTAAATGATACATTATTTACCAAAAGATTTTTTATAAACAAAAAAGAAGCAGAAGAATATATTAAAAAATGATGAAAAATTATTTATTAATTAATTTAGACTATGTAAAAAACAATAAAGAAAAATTTATTGAAAATGCAAATTTAGCGCACCAAAGATTTGAATTTAATTATGGAAAACCTTTTAATCAAATGTCATCTACATGGTTTTACAGATATTATAATTTATCTACATTAACTGTTGGATGTCCATTATATCATAAACTATTTATTGATTTGCAAAGAATTATAAGGAAAGAAGCAAATCATAATAAACCATTATGGTATCAATGTTGGTTAAATTTTCACAATGAAAATGAGGTTTTAAAATGGCATAATCATCCACATTGTTTGTTTCATGGTTATATAAATATAGATCCAAAAAAAACAGAAACTGAATTTGAAAATTATAAGATTACTAATAAAACTGGTTTGCTTTATATGGGTAAAGCAGGACTTTTGCACAGAGTAAATGTTTTATCACCTTTTCAAGGTAAAAGAATTACTATCGCTTTTGACGTTGTTGAAGAACAACACATAAAAAATAATATGAAAAATAATTATGATATTAATACAGGATTTATGCCTGTTTAATTATTTATACCAATACTTATCGTAGTTCTCTTTATCATAAGGAACTACATCCCACTCAATTTTTTTCTTAATACTTTTTTTAGCAAATTCTCTAGCATCTTTTTCTAAAGAAAATATATTATTACTAAAGGTGGTAAATATTTCTTTTGGTTTCCAGATTATAAAATACATAATTTAAGAGGGTAGGGAGATGACTAATAAACCTACCCTCTATACACTAACTAAAGTGGATGGTTACAAAGCACCCACAATCACTTACATCATTAGGGAATAATGATGTAATAAGCACTTGTTAAAGTTCTGATGACAGGGAGCAATCTCCATCATTGTTAGAACTATTAATAGGTGGCTTATGTTGACCTACTAATTCTGCAGCTTCACTTGTAAAATATTCAAGTGGCTTATTAAAAAATTTACTTATTTGAAGTAATATAATTGTTGATACTCCATTCTGTCCTTTCTCATATTTCTGAATCTGCTGAAATGTTTTTGGTGGATTTAAAGCATTGGCTAATTTACTTTGAGTTAATGGTGTTTTTTTTGGTGTACTCCAAAAATTTTTTGTTTCAATGTCAAAAGTTTTAATAAAAATAACATGATTTAATCTTGCTTCTTTAATTTTTTTTCCAATAGCTTTATTTAGTATTGTGTCAAATTCAGTTTTGACTACATGGTTATATGGTCTTGGCATTTCTCTCTCCTTTGTTTTGGGCAGACTCCTAGCCTACGATTTATTGCAACCTTTAAGTTAGTTAGTAATTATGTTTGTGCATAAATGAATTTAGCATCTTCATTTTCAACACTAACAATTTGCCTAAAAGTTTTGTCATACTTCTTTTTTGCAATAACTGTATGAACACATTGACGACCTTTATTTTTAATTGGTCGCATAATTTCATCATGCAATTTTTGAAGTTTGGCATATCTTCTAATTAGGCTATTACTCTTTGCTGCCATACTTGTCTGTCCCATCGTTAAGTTTAATCCTGGACTTTTCAAATTTAATATCCAGAACATTTAATTTAGCCAATTCACTTGGCTTATCTGACTTTGCAGCTTCTTCTGCATTATCAAATTTTTCTTCAAACTTGGTTTGAATTTCGTAATAACTTTCTTTAATTACTTCTTTACTCATCGTCTTAAATCCAATGTTGAATATTCTTTATTAAAATTTAATGTTGGTATTTGTGTGCTTTGTTTATCAGTCATTCTAATCTTACGATGAGCTGCCTTACCTTTTGATATTAAACCTAGCTTAAATAACTCTGCACATATTGCACCAGCTCTAGCTCTTGAGAACTGGAAGTGTTCACCAATCTCTTTATAAGTTGGAGAGAATTTATTTTGTTTTATAAAGTTACTTATAAAAGATAAGCAATCGTATTTAATTTTTGACAAATATATATGTCCATTATTATTCATGTTTGTCCTTAAATAAATTTGTGATGTTTGGTTTAGAAACATAATCAGGAGCTTTTTGCTTTGGACTATCTAATCCTTGCAAATGTAATTCTAATTTATTGGAATACCAATTAGCTTTCCTTACATCCATTAAACAAGCTTCTGCTGTACTGCCATGTTTTGCACCAAACCTCATTGTGTATTTCAAAATTTGTGAACGCAAGAAACCAACCACCTCTAATGGAGATAGTTGGCTTACGATTGCATCATAAGTCTGAATACTTTTTTGATAATGTTTTGGGTTCACATCTTCAGACATTAATATGGTATCTCCTCATTATTATTTTCTGGTTTTTTATAAACCTCTTGAACTTTGCCTGACATATCTGGAATGTTAGGATTTTTTTTTTTTCTTTCTGGATCAGTTTGAATCCAAACAGATAAATCTTTAACTTTACCATCTACATTAAGTTTTCCAGTATAATGAGGATAAGCTTTACCAGCTACATCTGTTTCTTTAGGTTTTCTTTTCCATAGACTAATTGTATTATCAAAGTCTGCCATTGTTTTTTCCTTGTTTGTTTTGTATTTGTGATTTTAGTTTTGTGTATTCTTTTTCAACTCTCAAATCCTCAATAGGATCTAATTTAATTTGGTTAAGTTCAGACTCAAATTGTTCTACATAAATCTGATAATTTTTTTCAAATTTATTTGGAGATGTTTCATCTTTAGCCATATCGTTTAATTTCTTAATACAATCGTTTGCTAATTGTGTTGTATCAACTTGAGTTATAGGTTTATCTTTGATTATTTTTTTATTATCAAAAGTTTCATCAGTTCTAATAAATTCTTCCATTTCTTCTGCTGTTGCAACTTCTGAACCCATAAACCCAGCAAAACTTAATCCTCTACCAATACTGACAGATTGTGCTTTTTCAAAATCTTTTTCTTTAATGTGCATTTGTTTTGACTCACCATTACTTATACACTTGCCATCTAATATAATGCTTGAAACAAATTTATGTGAACCTGATGATAGCTCTATACTTTCAGTTAAAATTTGTAATCTGTCTCCAAAATATCCTCTAACAAAATTAACTCTATATGGAACACCTAAATAATCTTTGTTACCTTTTACTTTTATAAAATCAGTTTTTTTAATTCCTGATTTAAATTTTGCTATTGCATCTATTAAACTTTTTTGTTTCATTTCTCTCCTTGTTTTAATTGTTTAATTTCTTCTGAAAGCTCACCATTAATTTTTTGGTGCTGCTCATTTACATCATCTAATCTTTTTATTTCATCGTTACATCTTTCAATCTCATTATCTTGAGATAAAAGTTTTGCATTTTTAAAAACCAATTTTTCAATTAATTCTGATTTATCTAAAGTTTCGTAGTGATCTATTAATTCTTTAAAGTCCATATATACCTAAAAATTTATTTTTTAAATCATCAGGAACATTCTCCCACATAAAAGTATTTTTTTTAATATCAGAAACATCTGGTACACATAACCAGGCTAACTTTTCTACATCACCATCAGCTATTTCTAATTTCTTTTGCCAAGCCACCTCATACATTGATAAAATTTTTAATGCTTGATCTAAATTTTCTTGCTTTAATTCATCACAATTATTTTCAGTAAATAATTTCCTATCACAATTACTAGCATAACTTAAAAATGGTGGTAGAGAACATGAGTGTTTATATAATGCAATTTGCATTACATCACTAAAGTATGGTCTTTGTGGAACTTTAACATTACTATAAACCCAATCATCAATTCTGTTATCTATTAATTTTTTAGCTGTTCCTTTATTAACAGGTTTTTTTAATGGACTTTCTTTAGCTGCACCAAAACAATTTTTTAAATCACCAAAATTTTTAGTACCAACCAAATCTAAATACATTAACCAATATGTTTCTACATTAGGTAGCCAGGCTGTATATTCTATTTCTGCTTTAAATGTTTGAGCTTCTAATTCTGCTAAATTAGATAAGTGATTTTGTGCTGTAGCTTTTAAATTTTTAATAATAAATTTAAATTTATATTTATCTTTATCGTTAAATGGAAAGTAAGAGTCTATTTCTTTTTGAATTTTATCGCTATTAATTACATCATCTAATGTTTCATATTGATTTGTAGATACAAATAATTGCACAACATCATGCACAATATTACCACCTTTAAAACTGGCATTGTTTAATTTACTTGTTTCTTTTGGAAATAATATTTTTTTAAATAATCTGTCTGAATGTTTAAGACAAGCTGTGCTTTTTGAAGTGTGCTGTAAACCGAATTTTGTGTAGCACTCTGCAACTTTTCTGATTCGTTTCTCCATACCTAGTATCTACACTATGTATAGCTGAAAGCAACTTAATTATCACTCAATGATAAATGATTAATAATCCCAAAATTGTGGAAATGATGAATACTCAATTCTGCTAGACCAACTTAAATCAATATTGTCAGCAAGTGTTTGAATTGTTTTTCCTGTTGATGATGATTTATCAAGAATATCATACTTACCATTACTTTTAGGTTCAATAAAACCAACCCAAATTATTCTAGTTTTTTTATCTTGAGCTATGCTAAACATATTATCAGCAGTATAACTAACTAATTTTCTTGGTTTAAATAGTCTAATCATACCACTTGATATAGGATTTTTTGAAGTTATTGCTTGATAACCATTATATCTAGTTGGTACTGCAATTTTTTTTATTTCTGATTTTTTAAACAAACCAACTTGTGCATTACTATAACTTGCACCAATAATATCTACATAAGTTGATTCACCTAAAAAAAACATTGGTGCAATATAATGATCTCCATTAGTTCTAAATTTATTAAAGTATTTAGATAAATCTCTAGCCAATTCTAAAGCTCCAAAATAATGAGGTGAGTTAGGATCTTTATTAATAAGTCTTGATATTTTAACTCTCATATTTGCATAATCTTTTTTAGGGTAAGTATCTTTTATAAAATCGTCAGTTGTTTTTTTAAATTTTTGTTTTAAAAAATCTAATCCTTGTTTTCTAAAACCATCATGTTGATCATCAGGCATATTAATAGTTTTATATATTATTTTAAATTTGTTTGTAGTCTTTTTATTTATCATAGGTTGACAATATACTTACTTGATAGTGGTTGCAACATAGTTATCAATGGTTATTAATTATGTTAAATGATTCATTTTTTAATAAATGAATTGTGAAGAATTATGAGAGAAAATGCAAGTAAAATAAGGGTTTTTTTTAATTGAAAATATTTTTTTTAATTTTAGGATTAGCTGGTGGTGATGTAGACCCTGCAATCAGTCTTATAAAAATACCTATATCCACAGAGATAAAACGAATCTCTTGTGAAGAAGCTTTTGAAAAACATACTACCTGGAAATTAAATCCTCATTACGAAGTAGGCAATAATCAGGTTTGGGGTTATCACACACACAAAGATAAGCCTGTCATCTTACATTTTTGCAAAGACAAAAAAGGGAATTGGGTAAGATGAGTCCAGAAATAGAATTAGATTTATATGAGATAACTACTGCAGCACAAACTGGTTTATTAAGAGTTACTGAAAGCATTAAATTAAACCAGGATTGGGGTCATAAATATTCTGG